GCCCGCCGGTGGATGTCGTAGAACCGGCCTGACGGCGCGCCCGGCGTGCTCATGGCGAACGCGTACGCGTTGTCAGCCGTGTCCGGTCCGGCGTTCGAGAAAGCGCCCTCGATGGAGTCCCAGGTGGCGGGCGGCACGATCTTGGCCTCATCGAGGAGGTAGAGAAGTTCCTCGGCGTGCGCGCCCTCGATGCGCTCCGGCTGATTCGAGGCAACCGCCGTGGCCGCGCCGTGCGCCAGCTTGAGCCGCAGATCCAAGAGCTCGGTCCGAGGATTGTACGGCGCCCGGCCCAGGGTCTCGAAGTCGATCCGCCCGGCCCACTTGTGGATCTCCGGCCAGAGGTAGACCTCCAGGTGACGCCAGGCGGACGCCGTAGTAATGATCTTCCAGTCCTTGCCCATCAGCTCCCTGGTGGTGGCGAACCAGTTGACCAGCAGCGAGCCCATGAAGCTCTTGCCGAGGCCGTGCGGTCCCTTGACGGCCACGCGCCGCTTGCGGGGCAGCGCGTCCACGACTTCCCCCTGGTAGCCCGGCAGATTCAGCTTGAGACAGTCGGCCGCCCAGGCGGTCGGCGAATCCCGCCAGATCTGGATCCTCCCCCGGGCCAGCACCTTGTCAGCCAGGTTGATGATCATGCCTCGTATCCCATCTGCCGCCGGAACTCGGCAACCGCTTCCTTGGCCCTCAGGGCGGCTCGCTGTTCGCGTCGCTTCTGGGCCGCCCTCTTGCGCCGTGCCGCCTCGTTGGCCGACCCGTTGCCCTTGCGGGCGGCCGAGACCAGCGGTCGCCAATGCGTGCATCCGGACTCTGCCGGGACCAGCTCCCGGCAGAGTCCGCACGGCCGATAGGCGGGGTAGGTCATCCTGGCTCGGACCCGATAGCCGCCATGTCGATGGAACCGAGGTGGGTCTGGAGCAAGGACGGCACCCGGGCGGCCTGCTCCGGGCTCAGGCCCAAGCCGTCGATCAGCAGCGAGATACGCCCGGCGACGATGTCACCCCACTTCTCGGCCAGGTCGGTCAGGCGCGAGGAGATGCCCATGTCATGGGCGGTCTTGGCGTACTTGACCACCCGGTCGCGCTCGGCCGCCTCCAGGCTGACCAGCGCACGGACCTCCTCGCTCTGCACGTAGGTGATGCCGTCCTTGCCGCCCATCCCGTACCGGAAGCCGATCAGCCCGGACGAGTTCGGCGCATCCTCGCTCGTGCTTCCAGCCGTGTCCCCGTCGGTGACGACCTGGCGCCGGAGAAGGTCCGCGTACGAGGCCAGGCGGAGGTGAGTCATCTGGAGCACGCCGAGCACGGCCGCGTTCGCATCGACCGCGACGACCTGGCCCATCGGGTTCCAGGCCGTGATCCGTGCCTCCCCCTGGGCTTTGGCCACGGAGCCCTTCTTGCCGCTGTGCGTCCGGCACCCTTTGGTACCCCGGATGGCTGCCTGGTGGCACGGTCCCCGGCCCCGTGACCGGCTGTTCACGCACTCCAGGCGGTTGTGGTCGGGGCACCACCTCGCGCCACCAGGGTTGTTGTCCGGTCCCAGCTTTACCTTTGTTGTCACCCTGACAGCCTACCGGCGGACATCTCGGTGCCGCTACCTGGACGGCATGGCTGGAAAGCACAGAGCTCCGGCTGGTCCGACCTGGGACGGGGAGGTCTGATCAGGTCGGGGCCGGAGCTCTGGCCAAGCAGCACGCCACGTCCTAGGAAAGCGCGCCGCGAGTTCAGGTTACGCCGGACGGTAGGCCCGGAACCAGTCCACCAGGAGAGCTCCGGCGTCGCCGGTGACCTTCTCCTGGTCGCTCACGCCGAGCGAGAACAGCACGGTCTGTGCGGCACCCGGCCGCTCGTGGTCGGCCGTGCTCACGGTCCGGACCAGCTGGCCGTCGTAGTAGACCTCGGACACGCCATCGGTCCGGCGGTAGAGCGTGGCAGTCACCCACCGGCCACCCCAGTCCCCGTCCGGGACGAAGTTGGACGCCAGGTGGTTGAGGTCGCCGCCGGACCAGCTGTTCACGCCGTGATAGTTGATCGAGACGTCGGGACCGCCCTCGAAGACATCGTTCTCGCCGCCCTGCGGCCAGTCACTCCCGGAGGTCCAGAACCCTCCCCAGTTGACTACCTCACTGGTGGCCGAGCCGGGGAAGAAGATCCTGGCCTCCACCACGTCACCCGGCAGCATGGTGTACCGGGAGGCCTCCGGGTCCCAGTCCGTGTTCGAGCTGACCACCGCGCCGTACGTGGTGCCGCCCTCCTCGGAGAGCTGGAGCCTCAGGTGGCCGTCGGTGACGGATGCGTTGGCCGTCCGGGAGTGAACGCCGTTCATGTCCCGGCCGTCCTGCACGACCCACGCGTCCAGGTCCAGCGTGCTGAAGTCGTCCGCCATGACGGTCTGCCACGCGCCGGTGGGTGAGGTCGGCCCCAGGGGGCTGACGGGCTCTTCGGTCGGGGTCGTGGTGGGGGTCTCGGTCGGCGCCGTGGTGGTCGGCCCGGTGGTCGCCGGAGTCGTCGGCACCGTGGTCGGCACGGTCGTCGGGACCGAGGTCGTGGGGGAGGTGGTGGGCGTGGCGGTCGGCGGCCGGTGGCTCGGGCACGGCCGGACGTGGATGTCCTGGGCCGAGTAGCACGGCCGGGCGGTGGCCGGAGAGCACGAGGTGATCGCGCCCAGTGCCGCCGCCAGCCCGGTGGCGAGGATCAGAGAGTGTCTCATCTCGGGGATCATACCTCCCTGTCGCGACGGTGAGGTTATTTCGAGCCGAGCGCCGGGATGGTGTAGCCCACCTCGGCACAGCCACCGGCGAGCCCGGCATAGGCGTTGGTCATCGGCGTGACGTAGAGCAGCAACCCCATGTCGTCGGCTTTCAGGCCCTGCATCTGCCAGGCCAGATCCATCAGTTGAACGCCGTTGTCCCGGATGGCTGGGTAGCGGGAGTCCGCGAAGACCTGGCGCGCCGCGCGGTAGTCGGCCGCGCTCCAGGTCGTGTCCCCGGAACCGGCCACACCTCCCCCGTTGGCGATCGTCTCGCACGCGGCCACGCCGGAATCCTTGCCAATCAGCGGGACCGAGACCGGCAGCCAGTTGTTGTGCTGGACCAGGTACCCGGCCGCCGCCAGGACGGTCAGAGTCAGGCCGATCAGCACGAGCCACAGGACACGCTGGACGTTCTTGTGGGTCGGCTCGGTCGGCCAGGGCAGCTCCTGGCCCTCGGGGCCGGTGGAGAAACCGTGCTGGGCTACCAGGTCGACCCAGGCCGGGACCTGGACCGGATACACACTGCTGCGCCCGGGAACGTAGGGCGGCTTGGTCGGGCTGGTCACGTTCATTCTCCTTGATCGATGTCGTTGGTGCGGGACCTTACCGCCGTGCCGGGGAGGTGTCAACTCCCCGGCACGAACGTCACTTCTCAGCGCGCCTCTCGGCCGCTCTATCAAGCTGACACGGTCGGCACTGGCGCCGCCCGCCGACCGTTACGTACACGTCCGTCATGTCATGGCGTCCGCTCAAACACGTTCCGTTACGAGCGGCTACGGCGGTAGGGGACTCGCCCCGCGTGATGTTCACCCTGTGGGTCACCGGCTCCAGATGACCGGGCCAACAACAAGCGTGGACCCTGCATCGATGATCCAAGACCAGCCCATCCGGGATCGGCCCTCGGAACATCTCGTACGTCACTCGGTGAACCAACCGGTACTTGCCGTCCACCGAGACCAAGCCTCGTCCCGATGGGGTCTTAGAACCCGTCCAGATCCAGCACCCCGACTCGTGGCCCACCGTTATCCGGTCCAAGAGCCGGGGCAGCACTGGTTCGCGTGGCCTACCAATCCTCGCAGTCACGCCGTTACCCTACATCAACTTTTGATATAACACTCTGACCAGTTGGTCCCGGTCCGGCTCACGTCCGCCAGGATCGGAACGCCGCGCCACTCGAACGTGAACGCCTCCACGATCGCCCGGCCGAACTCACCGGCCCGGTCCGCCGGGACGCTGGCCACCACCTCGTCGTGGATCTGGGCCCGCAGCATGGGGAGGATCTCGGCGGGCAGCCGCAACAGGCCGGTCATCATCAGGTCCCGGGCCGCGCCCTGG